TTATATTTCATCAACAGCTTCTTTTAACTTCTTGAGGTTCTTATGTACATAAACCTCAGATGTAGTTTTATAGCTAGAATGTCCTATCATTTTAATAATTGCATCTTTATCTGCTACAGTATCTGATAATAGACTTGCGAATGTGTGTCTAGTATCGTGTAAGCTATGATATGATAAGCCCATATCTCTAAACAATATTCTGAAATGATTATCAAAAGAATCATAATCATACTCTAAGCCATCAAGTCTCTGCCATAAATGTTTATCTTTGCTGAAATATCTATTCTTAAAAAGCTCTAGTATTTTATCTGCAATAGGGACTTTTCTTATCCCAGCTTTACTCTTAGATGCTTCTATTTCAAAGTAATAATCTTTTAGATAAATATTTTTTCTGTTTACTTTTAACAGCTCACTTATTCTTAAACCTGTATAACACAGAATCAATACCATATCTATAATTCTATACTTGTCTACATCATAATTATATAAGTTATTCCATAATATTTGTAATTCTTCTTTACTAATTGGTCTTTCTCTATCTCCAGTTTTGTTACCTTTTTCTTGAACTGGTAATTTTAAAAACTTAGCATAGTTCTTAGTTGCCATATCGTTTAGAATTGCAAAATCCCAAATATTAGACCAGAAACTTCTTAATAATCTTAATGTACTATTAGTTAGATCCAAACTATAAAAAATGTTTTGTAACATAATACCATTGATTTTAGCTATCTCTAAACCATATAACTTTTTACTTCTTTTAAAATTAGTTTCATAGTTTGATTTTGTTCCTGGTTTAACATCTTCTTTGGACTTAATCCATAGATTATATAATTCTTCAAAAGTTATTCCTTTTTCTTTCTTCTTAGAAATTTTAACTCCTGTATTTTCTAACATTTCAAGATTATTTGTAAACATTGCTAGTTTATAAGTCTCAGCTTCTTTTTGAGTTTTAAAGCAGGCTATAAAATCTCTTTTATATTTCTTTTCTTCTATGCTGTAATATTTAGGGCCTAATAAAGCCCATGGCTTTCTTCTGTTTCCTGATAGTTTAAAAACAGTTCCCATTCCATTTGCTGCTCTCATAAAAAAATCACACTCCTTTATTTGCATAATAAAAATGAGTGTGATATAATCTAAATAGCTTTTAACAGAAGAGTACCACACTCTTAAAGCTCCATAGAATATTGGTAGTATTTTATGGGGCACTTTTATTTTAAAAATTGATACTAAAACCAACTGATTTTAATTCTTTTACTAAATCCATTTTCCAGTTTGTATACTTAATATATACAATACCAGAAATGTCACTTGGAATTTCAATATCATCTTTTAAAATTGCTGAAACATTTTCTCTTCCAAGTTTTGCAACAAAATATCCATGTTCAAAAATAACATTTTGACGTGCACGAGGTTTTAACTCATTATTGTCATTTTTACAACCTTTATCACATGGAGTATATAATATAATAGCGTAATTAGCTTTTTCTGAATAACATTCAATTTTTTCAATAATTGTATTACCTTTATTTTCTTGTTCATGTAAAATTATAGTTTTTAAACCAATTTGTTCAACAAATCGAGCTACTTCATTTTTAAAATTATCATCTTGTCCATGAACTATAAATACAGTGTCAAAAATTTTATTAGAAAAATTATTAGATTGCTCTAAAGATTTACCTATTTCATATTTATTAAAAGACTTAGAATATTTTTTAAGAACTTCTTTTGTAATATCTTGTGTAATGTTTTCGTCCATAAATGCATATCTAAAAAAATCATGATTTCTAAAATCAGCAATCCTTGACGCTCTATCTCTTGCATATTTTATTTCTTTTAATTTTTCTGCTTCACTTTTTATTGAAAGGTTAGATTTTTTTATTAAAAAGCGATTTATATCACTTTTTTTAAAAGAATAACCTTCAACAAAAAAATCTGTATCATTTATATAAGGAAAAATATAGTCATCTTCTAAATTATTTTCAGATATATCAACTTTTAAGATATAATTATTATCCTTATTGATTATAATTTTATTAAATTCAATTAATACATGATAGTACATTAGAAATTCAACTCCTTCTAGTCATACATTTTTACAGATTCAATTAATTTATCTTTAAAATTATATAAATCATTTATAGAATTTATTGGAATTTTAGGACCTCTATCAGTTTTATTTCCTTCTTCATCAATTTCAGGAAATCTAATAAATTTAGTAGAACCATTGAAATATAATCTACAAATCCATTTTGTAACCTTATCATCAATAGTTACAGAAAAATAATTTAAAGTATCTCTATATGTTATTCTGTCAAGTTCTATTGTTCCATATAATAACGCTTTTACTACTGAAAAACCTTGTAATTCTTCATCAGTAGTTATAGGACCAGCTTCAACTTCTGTTATTTCTTCAATCATTTCTTGAGGAGCCTCAATTTGCTTTTCAACAGCTTTATTCACTTCCAAAGCTCCCTCTAATTTACTTCTAACAATATCATTTAAAAATTCATTTATGGATTTTTTAATAGTATTAGTAAATCTATCTTTTACTTTTTGAGTTTTAACGCCACCATATATTTCATTTAAAATATAAGATATAAAGTTTTCAGTTGGATTATCAAACTCAGATTTTAAAAGTTTTTTAATAGCATTTGAATATTTTAGTTCCTCAGCACTATTTAAAATATTATCTAAATCAAATGTATTTCTAGCAAATTTTTTTAATTCATTTATTTGATAATCTTTAATTTTTAAAAGATTTATTTCTAAAAATGGTTTTTCATCCATCATATTAGGCTTTTCTAAATCAGTATAAAATTTATAAACAATACCATTTGTTAAAACTCCAATTTTAGCTGGTGTAACATTGAAATAACGAGTTAATTGTTTATCACAATTTTCAAGTGTGTTATTACAATCTTTACATTCAACTAATATTCTTGGAACATCATCAATTAAAATTGCATAATCAACTTTTTCACCTTTTGCATCTGCAATATCTGCTGTAAATTCTGCATGAAATTCAAAAGGATTTCTAGTATCATAACCTAACATATCAAAGAAAGGTAAAACAAAGACAGTTTTAGTCATTTCTTCATTAGTTACTCTGTCTTTGTACTTTTCAATTTTCTTAGATAATTCTTCAATATTGTCTTTTAAATCCATAAATACATCTCCCCTTTTTTTAATTTTTATAAATCAATCATAACTTTAACAACTTTACCATATTCTATAAAATCATCAAATTCATTTACAACCTTATCTTCATAAGCTAAATTAAATGAATGTAGAATTATTCTGTCTTTTACTACTTTTTTTTGTTTAACAAAATTTTCATCATTTAGATTAAATGCACCTATTTCTCCACTTTCAATTTGTATATCCTTTTTTATTATGATAGTAGAGCCATTTGGTATTTTAGGCTCCATACTATCTCCTTCAACTTTTACAGCAAAATATGTTGTTCCATTTTTCTTTAAACCAAAAACTGGAATCATTTCTATAAACTCAGAATTACTAGCTCCATACCCTGCTGAAATGCTTTCATATAAAGGTATCATTATATAGTCAGTATTTACAGTATTCATATCTATATTAGAATCTTCTTGTTTTTTATCTTCCCAGTCATATTTTAGACCAGCTTGATATCTATTTTTAATATCACTTCTTCCCATTAAGTAGTCCATATCAACATTAAAATAATCACATATTTCTTCTAATAATTCATAACTTGGTTTTCTTCTACCTTGTTCATACATCCCTATTGCACTAGGAGATATGTTTAATTCTTCTGCTAATTGACTTTGCGTTATATTTTTTTCATTTCTTAAACTTACAATTCTATCTTTGATTTCAGCCATATAAATCACCTCTTAACATTATTATATACAATACGTGTAAAAAGTCAAGAATATTTTTACACAAAAGGTGTTGACAAATTTTTTGAATTGTGATACACTTGGTGTGTAGAAAAATATTTTATTTTTTTTTTGAGAATTAACTACACTTAAAGTTGTGTTTGGAGGTGAAATTAATGAGTATAGGAGAGAAATTAAAAAAATTAAGGGGTGGAAAAAAATCAAAAGATGTTGCAAAAGCTATTGGAATAACTATTTCAGCTTTATCTAATTATGAAAATGACTATAGAATACCAAGAGATGAAACTAAAAGGAAAATAGCAAAGTATTATAAAAAATCTGTAGAAGAAATTTTTTTTAAGAATTAACTACACTTAAAGTTTAGAAAAAATAAAAAAGGAGAGTGATTTATGAACGATAAAAATTTTTACAGAATAATATCAATTACCGCAATTGTAGTAGGAATTTCATCTATTATTATTTCTATTATTTCTTTATTTAAATAATGAAATAATGGAAACTATTAGAGCAATTACGGAAATTACAATAGCAGAAATTGATACTCTTTTATTAAATTTATTATCTTTTATTTTTTCTTCATATTCTGTAATAGCATTTTTTCCAGCAATGGTGAGAGTTAATTTGCAATTTATGGGAATACCATTTTCTAAAGTAACATTATAATCCATAGGGGCTAAAAGTCCATTATCAATGAAATATTTTAATTCTTTAGAAAATGTAAAAACAGAATATTTATTTTTGAATATAACCTTAATATCTTCTGAACTTAAGTATTTATGTTCTTGAATTAGTTTTAATAAAGGATAAAGATTTTTATTCAACATAATAATAACCTCTCTTTCTTATATAGTACAGTAATTAAATTATAAGATAGCAGAAGAAAAATTACAAGAAAATAAAAGGGGTTGATATATGAAAAATAAGTAGAAATAAAAAATATATAGGAATAAAAGGAGGAGTATGAAACAAAAATCAAGAAAATATAAAAGATATATAAGAAAGCAAATAAAAAAACAGCTCCAAACTACTGCGAATAGTTTAGAGCAAAAAATTCAAGAAAAAGAAGATATGAAACAATCTAATCTTTCAAAAGTTCTTGATGATACTTTGCAAGTATTGAAGAGCAAACACGGGATGAAATCTTAGCTATATTTTCTATTTGTATTTTAGCTGCTTCACTATCAGTTTTTATAGAAGCTAAAAACTCAGTTAAGACTTCTTCTGAGATTTTATCAAAATCAATATCTTTTTTCAAAATAATCACCTCCTTAGAGATGATTATAGCACAAAATAAGGAGGTGGAGGATATAGAAAAAATGAAATACTGGAAAAATTTAACAGATAAAGAAAAAAAAGAAGTGTATGAAGAAGTTTGTAAATCTGAATTATACCAAGATGTTTTAAATGAAGTAGGTAGTGGATGGTGTACTGAATTTTCAGAAACTTTTATGATGTATAAAAATGCAGAAACAGAAAATGGTGAACTTATAACTGTTGAAAGATTTAAGGAAATTATACTAGATAAATTAAGAACGTATCTATAAAGGGGGGAATAAATGAGAATACACAAACAAATAAAAATTAATACGACAAATATGGAAAAAGTTATAGTACACAAAGATTTAATAAAAAGAGCTGTTTACAGCATAGAGCAGTACAACGAAAGAAAAGAAAAAAGTTTATGCTTTACATATACAGGTAGTTCTAGCAGAGCATCAGAATGGGGATACTTATTAGATGTAGATATAGATTGGTTAGACAGGTACTTTATAGATGTTTTAGGAATGAAAGCTATAACAAAAAGTGCTTGGGATAATAAATATGCTGAAAGAATTTATTTCTTTGAAGATTAAGGAGGTTCAAAATGCACTGTAAAGTATTTCAAAAATGGGTAAATGCTATAGTTTTTCCTGAAAATATAAAGTTAATAGATGCTATTGAAGTTATTCAAAAGTACATAGAAATGGAGGCTAGAAATGATAGATAAAAATGAATTATTAGAAATATTTAAAAGAAAATTAGAAATCACTCAAAAAACAATAGAAGATGAAGAAAAACAAGGTAGATATCCTAGTTTTCTAAAAGGAAAAATAGATGGTATCGAAGATTGTATAAAAGTTTTGGAGTGGGAGGTTTGGGATAAATATGAAAAATAAAAAATTTAAAAAAGTAACATTTTTTAACTATTTGAAATTTAAGATTAAATGGGTATTTAAAATTTTATGGCTATGTCTTAACTATCCGTTTGATAAATTATTAGAATGGATGTGATATTGATGACAGCAAAAGAAAGAATTGAAATTAAATTAAACCTAGCAAAAGAAAATTTAAAAGAAGCAAATGAAGAATATTACAAAATAGGAAAAGAAAATAGACCAGTTGCTGAAGGACATGCTTATGCAATGGTTAGATATTATCAAGGGATAGTTGATACTTGCAAATTTACATTAGAACTTTTAGAAAAAGGTGATTAAATGGGAGATTATAAAATTAGTGTAGAAGAGGCTGTTGCTTTATCTGGTGGAGAATTAAACAAAGATGATGTTTATAGTTTAATTCAAGCTAATGAAGTTCCAGGTTGTATCTATATAAAAGATCAAGAAAAGGAAAGGGGGAAATATTTAATAATAAAACCACATTGGTTGAACTTTTTAGCAGGGAAAAGTTATAAAAAAATAAAAACATCTAATAGCACCGACCAAAGTTTATTAGATGTTTAGAAAAAAATATTCAAGTATTTAACTTTACTTGAATTATATATCAAATTTTTAAAAAATTCAAGGAGTGATAAAAAATGACAGTTAAAGAATTAAAAGAAGAAGCAAAAAGTTTAGGATTAGTAGGATATTCTAAATTAAAAAAAGAAGAATTAATAGAGTTAATTGAAACAGCAAAAGCAAAAGTTATAGAAATCTCTAAGGAAGAATTTGAAACTTCTGTAACAGCAAATACTGAAAATACAAAAGTTCTTGGTTATGATAATGAAGATGATTGGCATGAACTTAGAGCAAAAAGAATTGGAGGTTCTGATGTAGGAGCTATCTTAGGTGTAAATCCTTATAAATCAATAGTTGATGTTTATGTAGATAAAACAGAAGGATCTGATTTCAAAGGAAATAATGCTACCTATTGGGGGCATGTGTTAGAGGGAACTGTTTTAAAAGAGTTTTCCAATAGACATAAAGAACTAATTGTATATGAAGTTCCTTATTCAGTTGTAAATGATTTTCTAATTGCTAATTTAGATGGTGCATTAAAAGATAAAGAAACAGGAGATTATGGAGTTTTAGAAATAAAAACAACTTCTGTTTGGAATAGAAGGGAATGGGAAGAAGATATTATTCCACAGAGCTATTATGCTCAAATCCAACACTATTTAATGCTTACTGGCTATAAATTTGCTTATGTAGCTGTTTTAATAGGTGGAAATGAATATAAGGAATTTAAAGTAGAAAGAAGTGAGGAGGATATAGAACTTATTAGAAATAAGTCTACTGAGTTCTATAATGAAAATTTATTAAAAAAGATTCCACCAATGCCAGATGGAAGTGATGCATATATGCAACATCTAAAGAAAAAGGCAATGGAAATAGAAAATAATAAAATTATTGAATTAGTTGGTTTTGAAGAAAAAGTAGAAATGTTAAAAAATGTTACAAGAGAGAAAAAAGAATTAGAAAAAACTGAAAATCTTTTAAAAGAGGAAATAATGCTAGAGATGATTAGAGAAAAGACTCTAAAAGCAGTAGTTGGAAAATCAAAATTTAACATTTTAAGCAAAAAATCATTAGACAAAAAGAAACTAGGAAAAGAAAAGCCTCAGCTTCTTAAAGAATATGAGGAATATATAGAAAAATTTGAAGAACAAACAAAAGATTATTTAAAAGAAAGTAAATATATAATGCCATATTTAGAAAAATAAAAAGGAGAGTATCAAATATGATAAGTGATAATATTTTAAAATGGTATACAGATGAAATTATAAGAAGTAAATATAATGTTTTAGGTTGGGCATTAATTGAAAAACAAATCAAAGAAGATAAAACAAAATTGGTTTTTGAAACTTCAAATACAAAATTATCATTGGAATTTAAAAAATTAAGTGAAACAACAATAATTTTTAATAATATTGTTTGTAAAGAAGAAGTACCAAAAACAAAAATAAATGGTGTTGAATATTATTTAGAAGAAGCTATTTGGGCAGAAGTTTTTGATGAAAAATTATTAAATAAAGGTTTAGAACTTGAAAATATGACTATTGAAGAAATAGAAATAGAAGCAATAAGTTGTATAGAAAAAGCATTTGAAAGAATGGCATCAATAAAAACTAATAATAATTTATCTTTATTTGATGAAGATGAAAAAAATAATATTGAAGAATCTGAGATTGTAGAAGTAACAGAACCAGTTAATGGTAATCAAAATCTTTTAGAAGATAAAACTGACAAAAAAGAAGAAGATAATCCAGATGAAGTTGATAAAACAGATGAAATAGAAGAAGAAAAGCCTAAGAAAAGAGGCAGAAAACAAAAAAATCAAAATAGAGATGAAGAATAAGGAGAGTGGATAATATGCCAACAGCAAAAAATAGTTTAACATCAGGAAATACTGGAACAATGGTAAAAAAAGAAAATAAATCTAAAACAATATTTGATGTAATACAAGCAGGAGCAAAGCAATTTGCAACTGCATTGCCAAAACATGTAAATAGTGAAAGGTTTGTTAGAATAGCTATTACTACAATTAGACAAAACCCAAAACTTGCTAAATGTAGCCAGGAAAGTTTATTAGGTGCATTGATGGTATCTGCTCAACTTGGTTTAGAACCAGGAACTCTAGGACAATGTTATTTAATACCATTTGAAAATAAGAAAGCTGGCACTGTTGAGTGTCAGTTTCAAATAGGATATAAAGGATTAATTGAATTACTAAGAAGAAGTGGACAATTATCTGATATATACAGTTATACAGTATATGAAAATGATGACTTTAACATTGAATATGGATTATCAAGAACATTAACACATAAGCCAAATTTTGATGAAAGAGGAGAAATAAAAGGCTTTTATGCTGTAGCAATTCTAAAAGATGGAGCTAAGGCATTTGAATATATGACAAAAGATGAAGTTACACATCATGAAGAAAAATATAGAAAAGGATCTTATAAAAACGATGTATGGAATAAGAATTTTGAAGAAATGGCGCAAAAAACAGTAGTTAAAAAGCTATTAAAATGGTTACCAGTATCAGTTGAATTTCTTGAAATGGCTGCAAAAGATGAAAAATCATTTAAAGTTATAGATGACAAGAGTACAGAAGTACAAGAAATTGAAATACTTGAAAATGATGGAGATATTATCAATGCTGAAACAGGTGAATTTATAGAAGAAGCTACTGAGGATAATAAAAGTTCAAAAAAGCAAATAAATGATGATACTATGGTTCAAGGTCTTTTTGAAAAATAATAAATAATAGATAATAGGAGGCAGGGAATTTGGAACAATCAAATAACAAAAATAAAGAGAGCTTTTTTCAAATTCCCAAAGTTCTCTTTAAAATGAGAAGAGAAGGGAGTTTAAGTTTAACAGCATTTGATATATATCTTTTAATGTCTGACAGGTTCAGACTTTCTAAGAAAAATGGATGGATAGATGAAGAGGGAGATACTTATATAATGTATTCTTATGAAGAATTATGTGAAGAATTAAATTTAAAAAGAAGAAACTCTATATCTGAAGCTATTAAAGAATTAGAAAATTTAAATCTTATAGAAAAAAAGAGAAGATATAATAGAAGCAATGTTTATTATTTAGTAGACATATCTGATAGTAACAATAATGTTACTTCTAATAGTAACGAAAACGATACTATTAAAACAGATGTTAATAGTAACAAAAAGGTTACTACTATAAGTAACGAAAATGTTACTCTTAATAGTAACAATAATGTTACTTCTAATAGTAACATAAATGTATACGCTAATAATAACTACAATAATAATAACTACATGAGTAATAACTACATGAATAACAACAACAAGGAAAATGTTGCTGGAATTATAAGACAAGAGATAAAATTTTTAATAAAAAACAGGAAGTTAAAAATTGAAAATATAATTAAATATTCTAATGACCTAGAAAGAATAAAACAGGTTTTTGAATATGCTGATAAAAATAAAAAAGGTGATGGTTGGATTATAGCTTGTCTTAGAGATAATTATTCCCTCAATCAAAAAGAAGAGGACCAGGAAAAAGAAAAAGACTACTCAAAAACTATGGATGAAATCCTGAGAGGAGGATAAATTGAATATTCAAAAAATAGAAGAAATAACTAAAAATACAGTGGTTAAAGATTTTTTAGAAAATATACCTGAAGAAAATACCAACAATGAACCAAAGATTTTAGCTAAATGTGAAAAATGTGGAGAGCCTACTTTATTGGAATTTTCAGAGGGTAGAACAAAATATATTGAATGTCCTTGTCAAAAAGAAGCAAGAATAAAAGCTAAAATTGAAAAGTTTAAAGAATTATCAATAACTAGCAGAAATTATGGAAGAGATAGCTTTAAAAATGCAATTTTAGGGGATAATAAAACAGAAAATGAACTATATAGAAAAATTAAAAATTATGTCAAAGGTTTTGACAAGGTACTTGAAATAAATGATGGATTATTGTTTAGAGGAGGTTGTGGCACTGGAAAAACTTTTTTAGCAAACTGCATATGTAATTATTTAACTGAACATGGCTATACAGTGTTAAGTTTTAACTTAGCTGGATATTTAAGAACCATAAAAGATAATTTTCAAATTGAAACTCAATTATTGGAAGCAGCCAAAGAGGCTGATATGCTTTTTATTGATGATTTGGGTTCAGAAAAAATATCTGATGATTGGGGAAAAGAAAAGATAAATAGCTTGATTGATGTTAGATATAATGCAGAAAAGCCAATGATAATAACTACAAATCTAAGTGCTGAAGAAATGATTGATTTTTTAAAATTTAAAGGAATTAATAAAATTTCTGATAGGCTTAATGAGATGCTAAAAGAGTTCAAATTTACCTGGCAAACTAAAAGAAAGCCAAAGAGTAAATCATTTTGGGAGGAATAAAGAATGATATTTATAGCTGGAAATACTCCAAGTTCTAAAAATAGTAAAAGAATAATAAAAATTACTAATAAAAAAACTGGAAAGAAAACAACAAGATTGATAAATTCAGAAGTTACAGAAAAATATATAAAAACTTCAAAAACAGATTGGATTTTAAATAAAAGAAACTTTCTAAAAATGTTAGAAGGTAAGGAAAAACCTTATAGAATAGAACTTTATTTTATTAGAGATTCAAGAAGAAAATTTGATTATATCAATGCTGCACAGATAATTTTTGATCTAATGCAAGAATATGGATACATAGAAGATGATGATTCTACTAATGTAATACCAATTTTTAGAGGCTTCGAAGTAGATAAGGCTAGAGCTGGAGTTAAAATTGAAGTTTTATAGAATAAAGGAGGAACAGATGGTAATAAAAAAAATAGAAACAAGAGATTATTTAAGAATTTTTATAACAAGAGCTAACAAGGAAGCTGGAGTTATTTATAATGCTAGTAAATTAAACAGCATAAAAGAATGTGAAGATTATTTATTAAATCTAGTTAAG